TTTTATTTTTTTAAAACAAAGAGCCATAGCACTTTCCTTTAAATTCACAATTTTTGCATAAGAAATTATTTACTCCCGGCACGTTTTTATAATCTTTTTCGTTCAAGTATTCTTTATATTTCTTTATCCATTCAATTGCTTTTTTTGCGTATTCTTCTATCAATTTTTGGCCGATTTGAAATTGTTTAACTTCTCTATTTGTTCTGTTCAAATATATAATATACACATTATCAATTTTGTAATTCTGTTGCTGGAGTAAGTAGTAATATGTAGCAATTTGGTAGAGATGATATTCTTTTATCTGGAAATAGTTGATCGAAATTGTTTTTAATTCAATTAAGTCATTTCCACAAATTAAGTCAATTCTGCCACTAATTTTCATGCCTTCAATTTCTCCCTTAACTTCAATTTCATTTTTACAGTTCAATTTTTCAGTAAAATATTCTTCTATATGTTTATGATGTTGCTCTCCAAGATCCAGACTAATTTCATTAATTCCTTTTTCAAATTCGAATTTTCTGGTAAAATAGCTTTTTCTAAAACAAATTCCGATTTCGCTTGGAAATATTGTATCTTCTGTATATTTTACCTTAAAACTCTGTTTTACAAATTCTTCATAATTCACAATTATCATGCCTCCAAGTTAGAAAATCGCATTAAGTCTATCAGCCTTTGGCATATTTCTTCATTAGTTTTTTCACCACTTTTTAAATCTATATCTAACGCTTGGAGAATTATTTGAATATCAGTTGATTGTTCTTGTCTTCTCGATTCTAAATTATTGCAAGTTACATAATTATTAATGCTATTTATTTTCTGTTGTATTAGTTCAACCAAAGCCCGCAAAATTGACGGATATAATACCCGTGAATTTATAATTTTATCATAAGTTTTCTTAATTGCTAACTGGATAATATGAATTCTATCTAGAATTGCCGGAGTAAATATTTCATAATTTGCTAGATAATCTTCTATATCTGGAGTTTTAAGTTTATTAATTGTCATACTATGCGGATTTCCAGCGTAAATTATTGGAATACATTTTTGAATAGTTGCAGATTTTGATTCTGTTCCTGCCCCCCTAGTCCAAATACAATTTTCAATTCCTGTTGATAATGTTGAATTTATAGTATTTAATTCCCTGGCAGAAAATCCATTCTTCCAAGTTTGAATTTCATCAAATATTAACCCATTTGAGAGAAATACTGCACCATACATATTATTTCTGGCATCATAAACTAAATTTGCATAAGTCGGAGATTCAGTATAATATCTGAAATTAAATACTTCCTGAAGAATCATAAAAGTCGTAGTTTTTCCAGTTCCTCTATTGGAAATTTCTATATAATTAATTTGACGTTTCGTAATTGGGGATTTAAATAATGGAAATAGTCTAGGAAGAGTTAGAAATACATCTTTAGCTTCCATTTTTTGTGGGTCATAACCAAAAGCTTGAAGTAATAGATCACAAGTTTGTTTTTCAGAATTTGCGAGTTCGAGTAATTCTTTTGCAATTTCATAATTATTTGGCGGTTCAATGGAATAAATGTCGTCAATATACCAATTTTCAACTCCTTTTTTAATTTTTACAAACATATAACTACTTATTAAATTATAGAAATCATCTGGATTATCTGCAATTTGATGAGGGTCAAAGCTTGCAGTGAAACCGTTTTGAAATCTTGCTACTATTTCATCATTTTTAACTTTAAAGTTGGTGATTTTTGAGATAAATTTTATTTCATTGAAAAATGGCAAATTGGCGTTAAAATATTGCTGATCAATTCCACGCTTATAAGCTTTTAAAATCTCCGTTTTCTTTTTCTCGTCAATTTGTTTTTCGCCAATTATAATATTTAAAATGCGTTCGTTATCACGTGGATTGTAAAAAAAAGAGTGAGGTTTGACTTTATCCAAAAGCGGGGATGGGCTGCTCATAAAGAAAAAAAAGGGGTATGACGTTTTAAAACTCTTCTTCTACGTTCTTCTTTTCTCTTTTTCTCTCTTTTCTTTCCTCTTTTTCACTTTCTTCATTTTCTTCCATTTCTAGTTCTTCTTCTTGAACAGTGTTATTATTTCTTCGTGTGAATCGTACATATTCATTAAGCAAATCTGCATATTTTGTTAAAAATTCGCTGATTAGCTTTAAATCTTCAGCATCATTAGCAGTTATTCCGATCTGCTTTCTGAAATTATTTTGACTGTGTATGGTTAGCGAATATCTTACTTTTCCGTCTTGAGGTATTGCATTTAGCTGTACTACAATTCGCTTTATTCCCTTAATTTTTAATATTCTAGATGCTATCTTATTGCTTTGTTTTGCTTGCTTGCCTAACTCATCTAATATTTCTTTAAGGCCTGGCACGTTTCTTCACTAGTTTTAACTTTGCAATATGACATATTTATATATTTGTTAGCTTGCTAGTTTGCCTCAATGATCACAAAAAAAGCGTTATAAAAAAATATTTAACTTAGTTGGAAGAATATAGATCTTATTATCTTCGCAATTTTAATATTATATTTCCTTGACAGTTCTTCAAGCTTTTTATAATATAGTTCATCAATCGTGAAAAATACCCTTTCGTCATAAATTTCGCTACTTTCTATTTCGCTAAACTGTTTTTGTTGATTTAGAATTCTGTCGATCTCTTGTTTTATTAAGTCCCTTTTCTCATAAAAAAGAGTTTTGTATTTTGATGGTATCCTTAATTCGATGTATTTGTTCTTTTGTCCTTTCATTATTGTTCATGCTCATGACGAATTTATAAATGTGACATATACATTTAAATGTCAGGTTTTCAATTGATGACATGGACTATCAAAAAGTTTTCATTTATCACTTTCTTTATACTTATACATATTTTATCACTATTGCCACAAATTATCGCTACAATTCAACAATTCCAATTTTTCAAAAATTTAAAAATTATGCTTATGGTCATGATAGAAATTCACATATTTTCAGTGTTAAAGAATATACTAATAGGACTCATGGTCTTCATTATCATATCTTATACTTTACAAATAAGCAACTTAATTATTCAAAAATTCATAAACATATGCCGTCACATTCAGATATAAATATACAATTAGTTCCTAAAACAAAAAGAGATATAAAAAAAGTTATATCTTATATGACTAAGTCTAAAAAATAGATTATTTAGTTTGCGTTTGTTGTGACGAACTATGTTCGGCACTTTGCTTTTTCTGTGCTAATGCGTTTACATCCGACAGAGTATCCATATTCAATAACGCATTAACTCCAAGAGTTGTAGTGTCTTTAATACTTTCTATTGCCGAAATTGTAGATTTTGTCATCTGATCGACTGCAATTTGGAACGATTGATTTGATTGTTTTTGATTGTAGAGATATACTACTTCTCCAACTACATAGCTGGCTATTAGAACGCCCATTAACACTAAAAATCCTTCTAATGCTTCCGTTCCTAGTGTCATTTCAATTTTATTTTATGTATTGCAGTTAATAATAAGCTTTTTGTAGCGAATCAAAATATATAAATTTGTCATAATCCTTATGTTTGCACAGAGGGAAAATGGAAAAGCAAGTGCAAAAGGAAAGAATTGTATTTGGGGTACACATAGATAAGGAGTTAAAGAGAAAATTGAAAGTATATTGTGCAAATAATAATATAACTTTAACTGAGGCAATTGAAGAGGCATTAGGGGAATATTTACAAAAAAGAGGAGTTAAATAGTTATAAGTCATAAAGAAAGATAATATTTTTTTAACTTTTATTATATTTTTCAATGGCTATTGTTGAATATCGTTCACCGCATAATATTGTTAAATCAAAAAAAGGTCTGTTATATCTATAATTTACCTTAATATATGGCGAATATCTAAAAGTTCTTTTAATATAACTTATAATTCCATTTGCTCTTTTTATATATAAATTATGTGCCATAACTAAACGAATTTTTAAAGTTAGCGAAGTGTCATTATCCATCACGTGATAATAATAAATATTAGTTGGATAAAATGCGTTCAGCCAGTTCAGCACTTGATCAGTAAACTTTCGACATTCAATTATGATTATATCTTCCATGATTTTCATATTCATGGCTGACAATTAAATGTTTTATTTTCAGTTATCGTATAGTCTAATTAGTAGTTATAAATTTTCATAGTTATTACCGATATTTAATTCACAATTGCGACAGGTAATATACATTATATGTATTATGAGCCGTGGGTTGTTATATATTTGAAGATAATAATAGTACTTGACCAAAAATGGCAAAGGGAAGAACTCCAAGATCCTATTCCCAAAGGTATGCAAAATGGAACGCTAAGTTCACGTCATTTAGCAATCCTACGGTAGCGTCTACGATACTGACTAACGTTAGCCCTGCTGCTCAACAAAACTTCCAAACTAACGTTCCTAAATTTACATCTGTGAATGAGCAAGTATCTGCAGTATTGAGCGAATATGGAATAACTGGTCCTAATCGAGCAGTTTACCAAGGTTTCGGTCTTAAGGTTGCTAGGGCACTCAACAGGCTCGGCGGCGGCCCGGCGTTAGTTAATATGATTAACGGACTTAAGGCATATTATATCTCTGCATTTAATGCAAATCCAACTGTTTTAGA